ACCCGGCTGAAATAATTATTTTTCGTATGTTGTAAGATATCTTTTTCATTTTTAAAAGATCCCTCCATATAGGTACTATTACCTAGTCGTTCCAGTCAATATTGTTTTTTTTTGGAACATGCTGAAATAAATCAGCTTGCCTATTTGGTGTTGGCTTCCCCCAGGCTGTCCCCATCCCCCTCAATTTGCGACATCTGATATTTTATATATTTGATTAATTCCTTGATAGCGTTTGGGTCTTTTTGAACATACTCAAGAGCCAGCTCGTTCATTTCAAGCGCTTCTTTTGTGTTTGGGAATTTATTTAATAACTGATGGTGTCTTACCTGGTCCGGATTTTTGAAATCTATTATATCGCCATTTGTTTTGAGTTGGCCGGTGGCAGTCTGTATATTGGCTGTATATTCTTTGAACTTTGCGTCTACCTTTGCTTCTATTTTTTGGTCTATGTTTTGGGGTGGGACTATCTCTTGACGGCCTGCTTCCATCATTTCTTTATCGCTTGTTTTTGTGACGCTGAGTATTGCATTGCGTTTATCAATGGGTATCACAGGAAATTTTTTTTCCCCTGTTTCATCCTTCCTTCCAGAATGATAAGCCGTCAATGTTGGTTCTTTAACACCAATTTTTTTTGCAAGCTTCCGGCCTGTAATAGTTTTGTCTTTTTTAACAATTTTATACAGCCAGGCCCTAAATATTTTTTGTTCATCTTCCATTATTTTCAACATATATCACCTTTATTAACAAGGTCAATGTTAAACATTCCTAATCTTTTCAACTATTTAAAGAATTGCTTAACTATTTGTTAAATATCGCTTGACATCTGTTAAAGTTTAAAATAAATTAACAATATGAAATCAAGAAAAGAAATATCGGATCAATTTAAAATCAGTGAACAATACCTTTCAATGCTACTTGGTGGAGAAAGAAAAATAAGTTGGCCAATGGCTGAACGTCTATCAAAAATGTTCCCAGGTAAATCAATATCAGAATGGAAAAGATCAGAGCCGTCAGATTTAAAACAGGTTTTTAACCAGCTAAAAGTGGAGGCGTAAGTGTCAAACGAAATAACGATCACGTTTAAAGTATCTGAAAAATTCGCTGATCTACTGGGCAAAGCATCATTCGACATAGACAAGGGTAAAAGCGAGATCATACGAACCTGTATTTTACTTTCAATCGACACAATCAAGGCGGTTCCCTCCCTGGTCAACAGAATACAAATTGAAGACCGGGAAGGCAATAATACATAGGTAATACAAAAATATTACTCGGCCACACCGAAAAGCCAAACGGACCCAAAGGGAAACCAAAGAGCTGAAAGGGTGGATGGGTTAAGAGGCAATAACTTTAAAGAAAGGATTAAGCGTATGGATGAACAAGAAATGCAAGAATTTATTGGGACAAAGATTATCAAGGCAGCTCCAATGAGTCTTGGTGGCTACAATTCTCACAGGGGCTGGACAATCCCCCCTGATGAAGATCCTGAAAGACCAGGCCACATGGTTGTTTATGAAGACGGGTATGTATCATGGAGCCCTGCTGAAGCTTTTAAAGCTTACAGGCCTTGCAATGCAATGAATTTTGGCTTGGCGATTGAAGCCCTTAAGCTCGGAAAAAAAGTTGCCCGGGCAGGTTGGAACGGAAAAGATATGTGGGTTGTTCTCATGTCTGGAATGACACTTCCCCCATTCACCACCCAGGGGACAGAAAGAAAAGTAAATGACCGTACTGCAAAATGGATCGGTGAAGACACGCCACTTGTAACACTTCCTTATATCGCAATGTGGACAGCTGATAAAAAATGGCTACCTGGCTGGCTGGCAAGTCAAACTGACATGCTGGCTGATGATTGGATGATTGTTTAATTATTAATTTTTAACAACGGGCCGGTTTCACTTTTGCGGGCGATTCCGGCCAAAGGAGGCACATGAAAACAGCAAGTAATATTATTTTAGGGTGCTTGTGGGTATTTGGATTAATCATGGCCGGTGGTTCTATAAATTCTGAAGCACCATTCTCTTATCAGATTTTTGTTTGTATCGGCGGGGTTGCTGTTTTCTCCATAAGTTCCTGGGGAATTATTATTAATAATAGGGGGTAGGGGATGAAGGAAAAAGGGCTCGAAATCAAGAGCATGCACATTAAGTACGTTTTCACTGAAAATGAATTGAAAGAGATTGCCAGCAAACTTGCGGTTAAGACAGCCGAAAAGCAATCTTTAGAAGACAAGAAAAAAGAAGTTACCAGCCAGCTTACCGGCGAAATCAACGGGGCTGCTGCTGCGGTTTCAAGATATTCCAGGGAATACAACCAGGGTTATGCCTATAGAAACCACGATTGCTATGAGATCTTTGATTATGAAAATAAACAGGTCTTCACCCACCGTGCCGATACGGACGAACAGGTTAGCGTCAGGACCATGACAAGTACAGAATTCCAACGGGAAATGTTTGATCCCAGGGAAGAAGTAACAGAAGAAATTTCAGATGATACGGACGATTCTCTTCTTAAAGATGAAGAACTGGAAACAGAAGAGGTTTAATTATGTGTTACGGGTCCCAATGCGATAATGAAATAAAATCAGGTCCCAATACCGGGGAGTGTGGCGGCGGGATCTGCCAGCCGGAAGTTGAGGTTTGCGATATATGCGGTGGGCTCACTATTAATGAAGATTGTGTTTGTGACCACTGCATTGAAATTTTAGAAAAGGAGAAAGTATCATGACACCCAATACACCAGCGGTAAAGGTAGAAAATGCCCTTATCACGCTTGAAGAAATGAAAACGCCTGAAGCAAAGGCCGTACTTGATTACGTGACAGCAATCCAAAGAAAAAATATTGCTGTCCTTGGCGTTGACGAGGCCTTTGTGCTTACGGACGGAGAAGGGCAGATCAAAGCTTTTAAGAGCGCTTTGACGCTTTCGGCAAACGAAGGAACATTGATCCAACCAGTCTATAATGGTCCATTTGTAATGTCTGCTCAGGGGTACGAGGTTTGGGCAGAAAAGACCGGTACCAGTGTTATTTTTCCCAAGGAAGTTCTTGTTGGCACCCAATGGTTTCCAAATCCTTATGCGGAACGTGATCCGGATAACAGGCGTATTTTAGCGGTTCATGCCAGGGCGGTTGCTTTTAAGTTTTCATCCATGGGCATTCCCCAGGTGTCGGACTGGACCACCATTTTTGATACTCCTTCTTACCGGATGATTGATTTACTTGCCAAAGCCAAGAAAACACCCCAGGCCTTTAAACTTCTCCCTGCAAATGTTGAACCTGAAAAATCAAAAGGAAATCATACATGGGCATCATACCCGTTTGATGAATCAACAAAGCTTTGGGTGAACACTTCCCATGATGAAGTCATAGGATGGTATTCAACTATCCTGAACCGTGAAAAAAAGGCCATGGATTTTGCCCAAACTTTTGCCAAAAGAAACGCCTTGAAACATCTTTCCGGTCTGCAAAAAGCCCCTGGTAATCAATGGACTATTCCTGTCCTTGCATGGAGGCCAACCGGCAATAATGTGGTTAAATGGGATGCAACTCAATATTCACAGCTTCAGGACCGTGTTGCCGGTATAATTGAAGGTGATTCTTCCGGTTTTGGTGATAATAAAATCAAACAACTTGATATCAAAAAGGGACTTGAACGAGCTTCAGACGATGAAAACTTTCAAGCCCTGGAAGATGCCACAGATCCTGAAGACCAGCCGGAAGTTAAAAGACCTGCCCAGGAAGAAAAAAAGGAACAGGAACCACCACAGGATCTTTCAAAGGAAGTCATGCAGACGGTCACCCTGGCAGAGCAATTCCCGGAAGAATACAAAGAGGCCTGCTTGTCAATCGATCTTGAAAACATCCTGCCTGAACTGCTGGACGATGCCCAGGCGGTTGATGTCTGCAAGAAGATAAGCTCGATTCTTGATACACAGGCGGCTGAATAGAGGGGTGATAATGCGGGTGTGACATTTACCCACCCGCAACCTAAAAAAGGAGGTAAACCATGATAACTCATATAAAAACCAAGGGTTTTAAGGGTTTCGATATCAACGAAGATATTCACCCTAAAACCCTTTTTTTTGGTAAAAACAGGTCCGGGAAGTCTACCCGGGCAGCGGCAATTGCTTTAACTATCCTTGGCTATATTCCTTTTGCTGTAAAAACCAATAAAAAACCGGCTGATATCCTCAATGATTTCGGCCAGGGTAACACATTAACCACGGCTGTAATCTGCAATGGTGTCGAGTTTGAACGCCATCTTTCCCGATCTGAAGAGGGTAGTGTCAGTCAACGGCTACGAGTGAACAAGAAAAAATATTCTGCCCAGGATTTCGCCTTGGAATTATATAAGGCCGGTAATCCTAAAATTATTGATGTTGGTGATTTTATGGCCAAGTCTGATCAGAAAAAAATTGATTGTCTTTTTGATCTTTTCCCGCCAAAGGCCAACCTGAAAAATCTTGAAACTCAAATTGACAAGGCGAAAAAGACCGTTAACGAACTTCAGAAAAAAGAAACATCTGCAGTGTCTACCATCAAACGCCTGACAGTAAGTAAGAGTGAGGTTGAATTACCTGCCGGGACCCTGGCAGAGGTTCGGGCAGATATTGAAAAGGTCATTACCCAGGTCAAGGAAGCACAGGAGAATTTAAAACAGGTTGAGATTGAGCAGGCCAAAACTGATGCAGCGGAAAAAGCAAAGGCCGAGCAAAAAAAAGAATCTCAGGAAAAATTTGATAGAATTATGGCTGATAATGCTGAGGACTTTCATCCATCAAAACCAGATCCGTCTTTTGATGGTGGTCATCCACCCATGATAAATGAGAATTTTAAGGCATCCACTCCCGGTAATCAGAGAATTCATGATTTTGCAGCTGGTAAACCTGGTCCTTTTGACGACCTTCAGGAGCATGACCCGGTTGTTTCTATCCAGAAAATTCTTGACGCTCTCAATAATTCCGGTTGCCAGATTTGTGCAGCGGCCATCATTGCAAAACAGGAGCTTAAAAAATTCAAAAAGGAGGTGGCGGCATGAGTGATATTAAAATGATGCAGGACCAAATAGACGGGTTAATTGCAAAAGGCCAAGGGCTTAGAAAAAATGAGGCCGTTTTTTTGAAAATCCAGGGCATTAATGAAACGATTGAAACGACCAATCAGGAACGGGCAACCATTAAAAAAGATCTGGTAAAGGCAAAAAAAGACAAAAAGGATCTGATCAAAAAAAAGAATGATGCGGTTGCCGATTCAGCTAAGAAGATAGTTGAAAAACTTAACGCCATTCTTCCGGTTGGAAATGCTGTTTTTGATTGCGTGGATGGTCTTGTGATCGGTTGGGAAGATGAAGACGGAAAAACAACTCCATATAATGGCCTTTCAGGTTGCCAAAAACAAATATTTGATACTGCACTGGCTCATGTCCTGGATGCAGATATTATAGTCCTGGAAGCTGCAGAGCTTGATAGTGATCATATGGCCGCAGCCCTTGAAGATCTGGCCAAGGTTGAAAAACAGGTGATCATAAATACCTGTCACCCTGTGGGAAATGTGCCGTCACCATTTGTTAAAATTGAACTTGAGGAGGTGGCGGCATGATGGAACTTAGTTTTGAGCAATCAGCAGCCGTTATAACCGATTCTGATAAGGCCCTGGTTCTTGCAGGAGCTGGCAGTGGTAAAACGAGGGTTCTTACTGCAAGAATTCAGCATTTAGTTGAAGCCTGCAAGGTAAGCCCTTATGAGATCCTGTCTTTCACTTTTACCCGCAAAGCCAGCCAGGAAATGCAGAAACGCCTTGAAACTGCCATAGGTTCAAAAGCCTTTCATGTGACCATGGGTACCATGCACGGAGTCGCTTTAAACTATTTGCAGAGGTTTGGTGAACTGGTGGGGCTCAGGCCCGGGAAAATCACGGTGTACTCTTCATGGGAAGAACAATTCCTTTTAAAAGATGTTGCCATGGAATTGGGGTATCACACCGGCAAGGCCTGGAAAGGCTTAAAAAAGCGTGACGTTGACCGGGCGTTTGATCTTTTTTACACAGTCGGTTTCCGTGACCCTGAAACCTTGGAAGCAAATGAACTCATGGACGCTTTTCTTGTCAGGTGCACAGAAAACAATGCTTTGACATATGGGACCATCCTTACAACTTTTATCGAGCTTATTCCCAAAATTACACAGTTTTTAGACCTAAGGCATATCCTGGTTGATGAAGTCCAGGACAATGACCCTTTACAGTGGGAAATCGTCAATCTGCTTTGTAAACTTTGTGGTGCTTCATTGTTTGCGGTTGGTGATATTGATCAGTCTATTTATGCTTTCCGGGGGGCTGATCCTGAGTATCTTGTCAGAAACCAGGGGTTATTTGATATTTACCGGCTGCAGACTAATTACAGGTCAGGCGGTAATATTGTTGAAGCGGCCAATAATTTGATTGAGCACAACCGGAATCGGCTTGAAAAGACTATGGTTTCAAAAAAAGATATGTGCAGAAAAATTGAGACCGTTGATAGTATGGATTCAAGTAGAATTGCCGGTCTTCTGGCTTTTTATAGACATAATGTTGCTGTCCTGGCCCGTAATCATTTCATGCTCATAAAACTTTCCCGCCTCCTGGATGAAGCCCATATCAAACATGAATACATTGGTAAAAAAACAGCCCTTACCCGGTCTGAAAACTTCCGGCGTTTCCATGCTTTCCTGAAGCTGATAGTTAACCCATTTGATAATTTTTCCTTTCTTCTTATCCGGGATTATATAGGTGTTACAACCGATGAATACAAAGAGATCCGGATCAAGGCTGTCACGGAATATAAAAGCCATTTTCAGGCATGGTGTGATCTTGACACAGATGATTCCGGAACATGGCCGGATTGGTTTAAAGCTTCCGAGCGTGGAGATATCAGCACGGTTGTTGACTGGATGAAAGATGTTGAGTTTGGATTTGATGCCGGGGAAATTTTTGATTTTCTTTATGTCTGGATCTTGGATAATTACGACAAAACAATTGACGATTATCTGAATTGGCTGGCCACGTTCGACCTTCAGGATGAAATCAAAGATGATCCTGAAAAATTGCAGCTTATGACGATTCATGCAGCCAAAGGCCTGGAATGGCCAACGGTGATCATTGCCGGGTTAAATGAAGGAATCTTCCCTAGTAAACAGTCAATCAAAAAAAATGAGCTTGAGGACGAAAGACGGCTTGCTTATGTCGCTTTTACTAGGGCAGAAGATCAGTTGATTTTGACTACCAGGCCGTTTGAAAAAGATAAGGAATTATTTATTAAAAATCCTGCTTCCAGGTTCATAAAAGAGAGCAGTGGAGTTAAGCAGCTTGTAGAAGCATAGTTTTCATGGGTCCCTCCTAAAAAAAGACCAGGCCGCCTGGGGCCTTTAAGCGCTTGATGACTTAATTAAGTGCCAGGACCAAACCTTTTAACCACTAAAAAAGAGATAATAAATGCCAAAAATTAAAGGTGGATATGTTTTGCAGCCAAGAATATTTGACGGCTCAGAGGCATCTAAAATGTCACCTGTAACGAGAGAACTTTGGTTTTATCTTTTAAGAAACGTCAACCATAACGACAACGGAAAATTTAAAAGAGGTCAAAAGTTTTTTCAGTTTTCAGAGATCCAAGAAGACCTTCACTGGTACGTAGGATACCGTAAAATGGTGTATTCCAAGCCTCAACTTACGAAGGCTCTACGAAGGTTAAACGAAGGAAACATGACGGCAACGATGAAGGCAACAAGAGGAATTATTATAACTGTCTGTAATTATGATCTTTATCAAGACCCTAAAAACTACGAAGGCAACGGCGAAGGATCAACGAAGGGAGGACGAAGGAATTTCGGGGGTCACACTATAAACAAGAATGTTAAGAATGAGAAGAATAAAGAAATAAAGAATAAACCCCCTATATCCCCCAAGCCAAATTTAAAAAATCATCTTAAAGAAAAAATCATACAAACTGGATTTATTGAAACCAAAGACAAGATATTTGAGTTTTTTGAATATCGCCAAAAAATGACATCAGCCAGGCGTTATAAAACAACCAAGGGCATTGATGGTTTATTTAGAGATATTTCAGGATGCAGGGATTCAGGCCTTATCGTTTCTGAGTGTCTTGATATTGCAATGGAAAGAGAGTGGTTAAGACCTTCCCCTGATTATTTCAGCAAAAATAAAAAAGTTAATGGCTATGAATCGGCCGGAGAACATAACACAAGAGTATGCAAGGAGTGGGCTAATGGAAATTAAAGACAAAGAAGAATTTATGCGGTTGCTATGGCTTTTTGCCAATGACGCAGGCGTAAAGATTTCTAAAGAACAGCTTTCTGTTAAGTTTGAAGCATTGAAAAAATACAGCATTGAACAAGTTTCAGCAGCCACGGATAAATTAATCCATCACAGGCGAAGGAACTGGCCAGCCATCCCGTCAACGTCTGAGCTTGTTGAATCCATTGAGGAAAACCCAATCAAGACACAAGCCCAATTTCAGTGTGATATTATTTTGAAATATTTCAAATACTATGGCAGAGCTTGTGAACATCGGTTTAAAAATCCATCCACAAGATATCTTATGGAAAACAGGTGGTCATTTTATCAGCTTGGGAATATGGACGAGAAAGATTTGAAATGGTTCAGGCGTGATTTTGTTGAGGCCTTTACTGAACTCGAAGAAATGCCGGTGCCGCTGATTGATATAGCCGAAAAAGCAGGGATGATACCAGCTGATAATTTAAAAAGGCTTATCAAATCAGCAGATTTAGACGGGCATTGTTCAGGGGCTATTATTAGCTTGGTGTACCCTGATTGTGAACTTATTGGGATAAATTATGGAGACGAATTCCCATGGGGCGATACAATGAGGTGCGGCCAACCGTCTTGATATCCAATTCCAAGGACCCGGTGGAAGATGGCTTTTTAGATTTAAGGACCATTGACCGGCTGAAAGATGGGAATGGATTTTCAATTACGTTTAATGGGGATAGTTACCGGAAATAATGGGGCCGTGTCTGGATAACATTACAAATTACAAGATATACAGATCAGTATAACACCTTATTACTCGGACCAAAGGAATGACAAATGGAATATATTTTAATTTTTATATCGGGTGCAATTATCGGGTTTGTAATTGGCAAAGGGCCGAGTAATCAGGCAATTGCAACGGACCCTTGCAATCATTACATGGTCACAGCACCAGGCGGTAAGGGTTTAGTCTGTACTAAATGTGGCTTTCATTACAGTGTGGGCCGCTGAATTGCATTATTATGTGTCTAATTGGAAAGGAATTTATGAAAGTTTTGAATTTATATGCCGGTATTGGCGGGAATCGTAAACTATGGTCAGGCCATCAAGTGACCGCTGTTGAGATTGATCCTGATATAGCGGAAGTCTATCAGGCTATTTACCATGATGATACGGTTGTTGTCGGTGATGCTCTGGATTATCTCGAAAAACACTATGCCGAATATGATTTTATATGGGCTTCACCACCATGCCCAAGTCACGGACAATATCGGCACAATGTCGGGGTTATTGGAAAAGGCTTTGACCCAATAATGCCGGATATGTCGCTTTACTCACAGATCATTTTCTTGAAAACATATTTCAAGGGGCAATGGGTCGTTGAAAATACAAAGCCTTACTATAAGCCTTTGGTTGACCCGTCATTCATTCTGCATCGTCATTTATTTTGGTCAAGCGATACTGTGCCTCATATGGATTTTAAGCCGGCAAAAATAAGAAGCAAGAATAAAATATCAGATTTTGACGGGTATGAAGTCGTGGCACAATCCAAGGTCAAAAACAAGCGGCAGGTTTTAAGAAATTGTATTTTGCCAGAATTGGGCGAATACATAATGCGTCACATAACAAGGCGCTGCACTGGACACGATACCGCTGTGCCAGTGAGCTAAATCGTTAGCTCTGGGCGAGCCAGGCTAATTAACTACATTCAGCGGATGAACCGCTGATTGAAAAGGACAAGATGAAAACAATAGCATGGTTTAGCGCAGGTGCCTCAAGTGCGGTTGCAACAAAATTATATATACCTGAAATTGATGAGATTATATACACACATATAGAAGACCAACACCAGGACACAATGCGTTTTGTCAAAGATTGTGAGGTTTGGTTTGGGAAATCCATAACCATACTACAATCCGATTATAAGACTGTTGAAAACGCTTGCTTTTCTTCAGGGGGGCGTGGGTATATTAACGGGCCAACGGGCGCAGCTTGCACAAAATTTTTAAAAAAACAAGTTCGTAAAGACTGGGAGACACAACAAACAGAACTATTAAAATATGTTTGGGGCATGGATTCCGAGGAACAAGAAAGACTCGATAGGCTTTTTAATACAATGCCCGACCAAGAGCATATCTGCCCATTGATCGAAAAGAAAATACCAAAAAAACAAGCGCATGAAATATTAAAGGCAAGCGGAATAAAAAGGCCAAAAATGTACGATCTTGGATACCACAATAATAATTGTATTGGTTGTGTAAAGGGCGGCATGGGTTATTGGAATCATATAAGAAAAGACTTCCCAAGCGTTTTCAATTCAAGGGCAAAGATGGAAAGAATAATTAAAGCTACTTGTATAAAAGGGGTTTATTTAGACGAGCTTGAGCCTGAAAGGGGTCTCCATAAACCGCCTATCGTTGACGAATGCGGTCTTTTTTGTGAATCAATCGGCATATAATTTTTTTGGAGAAAGGGATAAATGAATAATTGTTCAGAATGCGCAAGAACCGGAAAATCAGACGGATGTTATCCAGATAAATGTTTACCGGAGTTCAGTCTTTTTGTCGATCCGACAACGGACCCGAAAAAATTTTGCTATCGTTGTAGCAGAAAACTTCTCCGGCAGCCGTCTGAAAAATATTCCAATGAGTGCCGAAAAATTCCACTTAAATGTCCTAAGTGCGGGATTATTGGGTATGTCATCGAACAATTTATGAAGAAGGCCCCAAAAGCTGATTTAAAACTTTCATGCTCAGAATTTCAAAACTGAGCATGGCATTTCTTGCCATTACCTAAAACCCTTTGAAATAATAGGCCATTCGTAGCAAATATTTTATGTGAGGCTTGAAATGGCAAGGTTAGAAAACGGCGATGAAAAGCTTGGACCAGCAGGAGAAAGGAACAAAGCCAAGATTTTATCGTTTCTAACAGACTTTGATAATGACTGGCCAAAACGTCAAGAGTATTCCACCACCATCCTCGGATACAAAAATCCAAATCAAATCTACCGCACACTATCCCCGCAAGACCTAACAGCGATTGAAGCTGAAGCCCTGGAAACCATCAAAGAACAGTCAACGCCTCAAAGAAAAGAATTGTATCAAACCCTACACAAAGAAGGGAAAAACGGAAATGTAACAGCAATCAAAGAGTTTTTGGACAGGACGGAAGGCAAAGTAAAGGAAGTCAAAGAGCATCATGGATCATTGACTATCGAGCTTGTAAACTTTTGTGAAGAGGAAGAAACATGACTATTAAAAAATTTTTATTAACAAATTTGATTATTATTATTTTGGCATCTTCTGTGTATGCTGTAATCAAGATCCCGGACAAAACAGCCTTGAACGCTTCAACTTATACCGCAGTTACAATCCCGGCAAGCGTGGGAAATGAGTGTTTGCCGATCACGGCATGGACTGAAGACGGTACGAGCTGGTACATTTCCAACACGGCAGCGGGAACGGTTAACGGCCTGGTCCCGGCTGACGCTATCTTTTCGGATGATTGCGCTCAGTTCACGGACGGAGTTGTTTTCTATGCCAAGGCAAGTGCCGGCACACCGGATCTGATTGTTTTGACAGGACGAAACGATTGAAAATAACCTTACCCAATAACGACTGGCATCCCCGGCCGGATCAGATGGAGCTTTGGTCTTATCTTGAAAAAGGTGGCCGGAGAGCTGTTGAAGTAGCTCATAGACGGTGGGGAAAAGACGATGTAGCGTTACATTTCACAGCTAAAGAATCTCAAAAGAAAGTGGGTAATTACTGGCATATGCTGCCAGAATACGGGCAGGGCAGAAAAGCAATCTGGAACGCAATCAATCCCCGGACCGGCTTGAAAAGAATTGATGAAGCCTTTCCGCAGGCAATGAGATCTAAAACGCTTAACCAGGAAATGTATATTGAATTTCGGAATGGTTCATCCTGGCAGGTGGTTGGATCAGATAATTATAATTCGATTGTTGGCGCTCCTCCTGTTGGTATTGTTCTCAGTGAATGGGCTATATCGAACCCAATGGCCTGGGCATACCTGGCACCGATCCTGGAAGAAAACAACGGTTTTGCAATCTTCATCTACACTTCCCGGGGCAACAACCACGGCAAGACTACTTATGAGCACGGCTTGAAAACTGAAGGTTGGTTCTCCCAAAAGACAACGGCTGAAATGACGGACGTTTTCACCATCAGGCAGCTTAAGAACATCAAGAGCGAGTATATTAAAATTTTTGGCAAAGAACTTGGGGAAGCCATGTTCAACCAGGAATATTTATGTTCTTTCTCCGGGGCCACCCTGGGAGCATACCTTGCACAGCAGATCGAGGATGCCCGGAAAAAAGGAAGGATCACAAGGATTCCACACAGGACCGGTATTGAAGTCGATACGTTTTGGGATCTTGGAGTTGATGACTCCATGTCTATCTGGTTCATGCAGCCGGTAGGTCAGACTTATAATTTCATTGATTATTACGAAGGCACCGGATACGGGCTTGAACACTACGCAAAGGTCATGAAAGGCCAGAAGGAAGGATCAGAACACCGGGCAGAGTACAATTATGGAAATCACTGGATGCCGCACGATGCAGAACAAAGAGAAATGACAAACAGCGAGATTGCCAAGTCAAGAAAAGAGGTTGGTGAATCTCTTGGTATTAAACCGATTGAGGTAGTACCCAGGGCAAGGAACATGGATATGATTGTCAATGTTCATATACCGGCTATGAGAAATATACTTGCTCAGTGCTATTTTGATGAAACGCTTTGTTTTGATGGCATATCAGGGCTTGAGAATTATAGGGCAGAATATGACGATAAGAAAAAGAAGCTTGGGAATAGGCCTGTTCATGATTGGGCAACACATCCTTCAGATGCTTTCAGGACTTTCGCCGTATCTGATCACAGGAAAAACCTTTTACCTAATTTGACATTGCCCGGGCAGGGTATCAGCTCAGGTGGTGGATGGATGGTGGGATAATGGAACACCTTGACCACAGGACAGCTTTAAAGACCGATGAGAAGACAATGGTTATAGGCCTTGAAAATGAGCTTGACAGGGTTTTAATGAAACCGATTGAGAATATAAGCCGTGATCCTAAAACAATAGCCCAGGGCAACGGTAAATCAGAAACAGTCATGGACTCCATTGATTCAACGATTCAACCATGGAGCTTGAAGACCTGCCAGCATTCCTGCATGGAGCTTGAAGACCTGCCAGCATTCCTGCCATTAAAAAACTTCACGCCTGAACAATTCGCAACAATCCGAAACGGTGACAGGTTCAATGTCGATGGCCGCACAATGCACATAAGGTTTGAGAAAGAATATATCCCAGGGCTTAGATCACTGAAAGTTATCAAAGGGAGCGATTAACGATGAGTAAGAAAAAAGAGGCCCTTTTAAGACAAGCAAGGTTGAGGTTTAACTCTGCCCGCAAGATTGATAAGAAAGAGCGCTTACTTGCAGAACAGGACACACGCTTTGCAATTAATGACGAAGGGTGTCAGTGGGATAAGAAAACCCGTGAAATAAGGGAAGGAGCAAACCCGCCACGTCCATGCCTGGTTATGAACAAGACCGCTGAGAAGGTAGCACAGACAGAAGGGGAATTCAGGAAACTCAAACCGTCTATCAAAGTCAAAGCAGTTGATAGTTTAGCGGATCCGAAGATTGCCGAAATAATCGCCTCTATTATCAGGAACGTAGAATACAACTCCACAGCCAGGGCAGCATACAATACTTCTCATTCATGTGTTTTAAACGGGGGCCGAGGGTTTTGGAGAATTAATATCGTTGATTCAGAAGACGATCCTTTTGAGCAGGATATTGAAATAGGCAGGATACCCAACAGCTTATCAGTGACATTTGACCCAGCTGCAAAGAAAATAGACCGGTCAGACGGAAACTTCTTTTTTATTTCTGAAGATGTTCCCATGGAAACTTTCAAGAAAGAATATCCAGGCATACCCGTTGATGATTGGCCGGACGATGAATCATACAATGATTGGAAAAGGGAAGATTCAGTCAGGGTGGCAGAATACTGGTGGAAAGATAAAGGCACAAAGACAGCCTACAGGGTTGATCGTGATGGTCTGGAAATGACAGTTTGGACATTGCTCCCAGGGGAAACATCAATCAAAGAAAAAGAAGTCAGTCACCCAAATGTCAGATGGTGCAAGATGGTTGCAAGTCAAGTAATTGAAGGTCCGTTTGACGATTGGCCAGGGAAATATCTTCCTTTGATTTCTGAGCTTGGAATTGAAACCAATGTCAATGGAGTGCAGAAAACCCGTGGCATGGTCAGGTTCGCCAAAGAACCACAGCAGATGTATAATTACTGGACCAGCGCCGAAGCTGAACAGATACAGGCAGTAAGAGAGCCTTATTTGATGACTCCTGCCATGATGGGGAAACATCAGAAACAATGGGATCAATCAGCTACACGAAATTATAAATATCTATTCTATGAGGCAGATCCTAAAACTCAGGGATTAGGACCGAGGAGAGAACAGGCACAACAGGTATCAACGGCCATGCTTGCAGCTAAACAAGGCATGGAGCATGATATCATGTCTGCAATGAATGTTTACAGGGCTTCCCTAGGGGATGAAAGCTCCGAGATTTCAGGGAAAGCCATTGTTGCCAGGACAGCGCAAAGCAATATTTCCGGATATAATTATACAGATATGTTTGAATATGCCCTTATTTATTCAGCTAAAGTTTTGATTGATATCATTCCTCATGTTTACGATTCAGAGCGTATTATCAGGATCAGGGGTGAGGGTGACACGGAAAGGACAGTACCGATCAATGCAAGGCCGGATTCTCCAATCATGCAGCAAGGACAGTTTGACGAAGAATTTTTAGTTCAAACAGACAATTCAGATTATATCAACGATATCGGTATTGGAAAATATGACGTTGTGGCAACCATAGGGCCTGCATACACAACCCAAAGAGAAGAGGCACTTAATACTTTGATAGAGGTTCTTGAGTTAATGCCGAATCTTGCTGCAGCATCCCCGGATCTGGTGGTGAGCCTGCTTGATATCCCCATGTCTGACGAACTATTGAAAAGAGCTAAAAAACTTGTTCCTCCTGGATTACGCACACTGGAACCAGGAGAAGAAGAACCAGAACCGGAAGGGCCGAGCTTTGAACAGCAGTTAGAAATGAAGAAACTTGAGCTTGAAGGGATTAAAACCATGATAGAGGGGTTTGATTCAAAGATTGATGCAATCGCCAAATTAATGACCGCTGAAGCCAAAGAGCAGGGCCAGCAGTTACAGGAAATAACAACCTTTGTTTCAGCTTTAAAAGAGCGTGAGCAAATGCAGACACAAGGAGGCCAATAATGGCAACCATAGTAAGATCAGGTAATTTTTTTGAGATAACAGCGATAGCAGCCGACTTGAAGTCATCTGAGATATTCAGAGACAGCGGAGCCCATGTTGATAAAAAAATCAAGCGGATGGAGTTTGTGGCCGGCTCCAACAATGACAAATGTGTTGTGAAGTTTAATGATGCAGCTGGCGCAACCATTACCACCCTGGCAAGTAGTGACGTTGAGCTTGTGGACCGGGTTTATTTTGATGAAGGGGGACAATATATCAATCCTTTCATTGATTTCAGTGAAGGAGTGTTCAGCGCAGGCCATAAACTTTTAATTGAGCTGGCATGATGGAAAGAAATTTAATAAACGAAGCTGTTATAACCCTTGGAAAATCAGGCATAATCCCTTCACTGGTTGACGGAAAGGTTAATTTTTGCACAAATCAAAAGCCTGGTGGACCATGGGTCTATATCCGGTATTCAAGTCATAATTGCACCATGCTTAGAACTTTCCTTCATCAGTTGATTTCAAAAAGGCTTTCTCCTGAAGATCGATTTATCCCTTCTGAGTGCCAGGAATGCTACAAAGTTGTTATCCGGCCTGAAAGCTATGAAGAATTATTAAGCCTGTATCCCATCATGAAAGAGATTGATTTTGCGTCAAAGCTTGGGATTGAAAAGCGTGAGTCTGTTGATGCACTGTATGGGGCTTATTTTTATTGTAATAGCCTAATGGAAGGTCTTAAACGTCTTGATGTTGTTAATTTTGCTTTAACCGGCACGAACATGAAAGCTTTCTTGAAAAGAGGCTGTACCGAGTATGAAGCTGAATTCGGACCGTCCGACACCTGGGAGATCAAACCAGGACAGATGGAAATTGAGAAAGAAGTATTTTCCCGGGTAAAGATAGATAACTTCAAGCGGCCACAAACTGAGACAGATATCAAAGAGATTATGGCCGGCTGGAAAAAATTTGCAGATGCACTGGGGCCGGTTTACAGAGGCACCCATAATTATAAAACGTATGGAGAAGACAAAAAATGTCAAAAGCAAACCGCTTAAAAGAGAAGAAGAAAGCCTTGAACGATAAGGATAAACAAGGTGAGTTAATGTTCAAGCTTGAGATCACTGTTGATACCAAACACAATATCACGGTGAATGGTCCTATCAATGATCCTCTTTTGGTCATGCAGATCCTGGGTGGTGCCATGAATGTTATTGTTGATCACAACTTTTCCACGGCAAAGCTGAACGCTGATATTGAAGCCAAACGGAAGGAAAAGGAAAAGAGCAGGATCATTGTTCCAGGGCAGGAACCATTAAAGGTAATCAGGCCAAGTTAATGAACAGATTGATCACACTCATAAAATACCTGATTGCCAAGAAGTATTGCGGGAAAATTATCATTTCCTTTAATTTCGGGAAGATCAACCCAATTATCAGGAAAGAGGAGACAGTTAAGATTTAATCTGTAAGCGTGGCCGGTCTTATGATCGGCGGGTGAATTCGGCAGGGTAAGCCGGATAATAAAACATAGGTATCGGAAAAACCGAGCCCATTGAGAGGATCAGCCTCTTAATGGGTTTTTTTATTAACCATAGATAGCCGGTGTAAGCCGAGAGGAAGTAAAAATGTTTGATCAAGATGGAAATCCAATCGTAGAAGGAACAACGGTTGAGGAAGAAGAAGGAAAAGAATTAAGCCCGGAAGAATCCGGAGAGGAAGAATTGAAGGAAGGTGACGAAGGGTACGTTGCGCCTGAACCAGAAAAAGAGCCCACCATAAAAGAACTTATGGAGCTTGTTAAAAACCAGGGAACGCAAATTGATAAGGCCAACAAAAGAACCCAATACCTTCAAAGAAAGTTAACCAGGGGTCATGCTCCTGAGAAGTTAGAACCGCCCAAGGCAAAACCGGACGAATCAGAGTTTGAAACAAACGCAGAATATGTGGAAGCCTTGACCGATTGGAAGGTTGACCAGCGGGAACACTCCAAAGCTGAAAAAATGACCGAACGCCAATCAAAAGAGCGTGAAGAAGATTTCTTTTCCGTTATTGATTCCGGTGCTGAAAAGTACAAGGACTTTAACGAGGTGGCAAGGAAGACACCCGATGACGGTGGACCAACGATCAATGAGAATATGCTTGAAGCTATGATGGACTCTGAAAATGTTGTGGATATTGCATATTACCTTGGTCAGAACGTAGAAGAATCAGTCAGAATATCAAACCTTTCGCCCATTGGTACGGCGAGAGAGATAGGAAAAATTGAAGCTATGTTTTCTGGTGGTGGTAAAAAAATACTTCCTCAGAAAACCAAAACAAAAACTGTAACTCCGTCAAAGCCGATTGAGGGTAAAACCGCAACCGATGTTGACCTTAACGATTTGAGCATGGACGATTTCATGAAGACAAGGAACGCAGCTGACGGGGTTGGATAATAAAGGAAATTAAATCATGGCCAATGCTTTTAGTAATCCTACAGTGGTAGCCAAGGAAGCGCTTAGACACCTTAAAAACAATTGTGTCATGGGCCGACTTGTTCACCGTGGATATGAAGAAGAATTTAAAAAAAGACATAATGGATGGAATCAGGGCGATGCAATCACGGTAAACGCTCCGGTATATTTTCGTACTAAAACCGGCAGAACAGTTGATACCGTTGACCTGAAAAGACGTAAAACCACATATACAGTTGATCAGTGGAAGCACGTTGCATGGGCGCTTAATGCCGAAGAAATGACCCTTGATCTTGATAAATGGTCAAAGGATTATCTGGCTCCTGCAATGCAGGCGCTGGCTAATACAATCGATGTTGCATTACTTGGGCTTTATAAAGGCGTTCCCAATCAGGTTGGTACTCCTGGAACAACCCCAAGCACCTTTTATGTGTTTGCCCAGGCAAAAGCACGGATGACTGAAGAAGCCTGCCCACTTGATAACAGATATTGTGTTATTGAGGCCCAGGCTTGCGCTAAAATTGCCGATACATTGAAAGGCATATTCCAACAGGCAATCGTGACCGAAGCTATAAGGAAAGGCGAAATTACAAAGTCTTTCGCCGGGTTTGCAATGTATGAATCTCAGAACGTCAATACCCATACCGTTGGAACGTGGGCCGCTGTTGCCGATATTCAAAAAGATGGTGCAAGTTCTGAAGGGGATACAACCGTTGCGCTTAAATCAACCGGTGCAGCACAAACCGCTAATGTGGGTGATATCTTCACCTTTGCCACAGTCAACAGCGTTAATCCTGTTTCTGGCATGGCTACTGGTAGTTTGCGTCAATTCGTTGTAACCGAAGCGGCCAGCATGGACGGGTCGGGTGAGATTGCAGCATTAAAATGTATACCTGGTCAAGATGGGGTCCACTTGATTTATTCAAGTGCAGCCGCTGAAGAATGGCTACCGTACCAGACAGTGAATGATCTTCCAGCCGATAATGATAATGTGACGGTTGCTGGGTCCTCCGCTCTGGTTCATCCTGTTTCTTTGGCTTTCCATAAAGATGCTTTCGGGCTTTGCATGGTCCCAATTGAACAGCCTGCCTCCGTTGTTTGGGGTGCAAGCGAGGTTTATGATGGATACCAGATTTCAGTTATCCGTTATTTGACCGGATCAACACTGACCGAAACAATCCGCTTTGATGTTCTTTACGGTGTCAAAGTGCTTAATCCTTTCCTTGCATGTCGTATCGCCGGGTAAGAATTATTGATTAAGTTATTTTAATAAAAAATCCCTGGTCTTAACGGGCCAGGGTATTCAAAAGGAAATTGAAATGAAAAAGAAAAGAATTCCGGCAATAATTTTCAATGATGGTGACTATAAATATCCAAGCGGATTAAAGGTCACTGATGAAGACGAGCTTGATATAAAATTAAAATCAGGCGATTGGAATACAGGCCCGGTGGATAAATTGAAAAATCCAATCAAAAAGAAAAAATCTGCTGATGAAAAACGGGCCGAAATAAAAAGGCTTCAGGCTGAACTTGATAAATCTGATGTTGATGTTGTGAATGATGACCCTGATCCTCCAAAAAAAGAGCCGGAACCTGTAAAAGATAAAAAGACAACCCCTGGCAAAAAACCGTTGTCTCATATGAATATCACTGAACTCATGAAAGAGGCCGATGATATTGGGCTGACGATCAATGAAGACTGGACAAAAACCCAGTTATACACTGCAATCAGAAAGAAAAAGGGGTAAACAATGAGCGCTCCTCCTGCAAGGACAGTAAGGCAAATCATCCAGAAAGCATACCAGAAAATAGCTGTTTATGCCTCTGGTGAAACGATTGAGGCTGATGATATGAATGATGGCCTTCTGTCCTTCCAGGATATGATTGCAGAATGGGCCGGGGATGGAATGCTTATTCCAATCACAACACAGGAAAACTTTTCTCTTGTTTCCGGCCAATCGGTTTATACTATTGGAGAGAATGCCGGTCAGGATTTTGATACAGTAAGACCGGATCAAATCATTTCGGCTTTTGTTCGTCAATCTTCATATGATTACCCGGTTAGGATTATAGGACAGCAGGCCTTTGAACGGTTCGGAGACAAATCAAGCTCCGGTGATAGGCCGGAATATCTTTGGTATAATCCAACCACTCCAAACGGAACAATAAACCTTTATAGACCACCAACCGGAAGTTATGACCTTTACATAACATCAGAGAAGCCTTTAACCGATGGTGCAAAATTAACGGATAAAGTCATGCTTACGCTTGGTATTCCAAGGTATTACCACAATCCATTGATTTATAATCTGGCGTTAGAGCTGGCACCTGAAAATGGGGTTGAGCCCTCCATGTTGGTTGTGGCAAAGGCAGAAAAAGGAAAAGACAATATCAGGAGCTTGAACGCAGCCAATAAAGTTAATGCCATTGCTTTTGATTTTGCAAACAAACGATCTGGAAATAACGACCTGGTGAGGTATGATTGATGTCACAAAGAATTGAAATTCCTTTAGTTGGTGGCCATTATAAAAGCCGGACCCTTAAAGTCGATGCCCAGGAATGTATTAACCTTTACCCGATTATTGATAAATCAGGGGGCCGCTTTGCTTCATTGCTGCCCGTTCCAGGTTTAAAGGAATGGGTTGATACCACAGTTGAAGATAAGGCAGTAAGAGCAGAGTTTAAATTTTCTGATACTGTTCTTTATGTCCTTATAGGCAATACTGTCTACAATATAGACCAGGCCGGAACTTATACAGCGATTGCAACCACGCTTGATAATGATGCAGGACCGGTGCAGATAGAAACAAACGGCACTCAGATAATGATACTCGATTTAACTGACGGTAAAGCGTATGTCATTGAATCTGACGTATTAACAAAAATCACAGATGTGGACTTCCCGCCTGGGTCAAGTTTAACCTATCAAGACGGGTATGCCATTGTAGGCAAAAAAGATACAAAAAGATTTTATATATCCACGCTTGACGCTGCATCCCTTGCAGCTTACGAGGCTTCAGACTTCACAAGATGGGAGGCGCTGGACTTTGAGCGAGCCGAAGGCCTTTCCGGTAATTTAAAGGCTATAATTTCAGATCATGACGAGCTATGGGCTATGGGTTCGGATCAAGTGGGGTTTTATTATAATTCAGCAAATCCGGATTTTCCATTTACAAAAACACAACACCCTTTTCAAGAGGTCGGCTTGGGTGGATCTCCTGCCTGTATCGTGAAACTCGACAATTCTTTATTTTGGATTGATTCATGGAACAATGTCAGAAAAGCAGACGGGTACACACCTGTTATAATCTCAACGCCTGAAATAAGTTCTTTGATTGAAGAATTTTCCACAATCTCAGACGCTTTTGCATTTGGACACAGATACGCAGGGCAGGCCTTTTATTGCATTACGTTTCCAACCGCAAATAAAACATACTGCTATGACGTTTCTACCGGAGTCTGGCACCTTAGATCAACCGGGTTAAACGGTGGCAGATGGCGGGCTAATTGTTACGTTAAATTTGCGAGGAAACATTTATTTGGAGATTATCAACACGGCAAGATATACGAGCTGGACCCGGACGTTTTCACAGATGCCGGGGAAACTTACCAGGCAACCAGGGTAACAAGATATACCGATGCTCAAAGAAGGCGTGTATTTTATCATAGGCTTGAACTTCACATGAAATCAGGAGTCGGAAATATTGTTTCTCCTGGGGATGATCCTCAAATAATGCTCCAATGGTCGGATGATGGAGGTCAAAACTGGTCAGGTGAGAAGTGGGCCAGCCTTGGCAAGATCGGGAAAACAACCCATAGAGTTATATGGCGCAAACTCGGAAGATCCAGGGAAAGAATATTCAGGTTCAGAATAACAGACCCGGTAAACAGGGTTATGATTGCCCTTTATGCTGATATAACGATAGGAACCGAATAATGGCAGGATCAGCACCTATAAGAGAGCCAATAATTGACCAAAAAACCGGAAGGATGAATCCTGTTTGGGAAAGGTATTTTGTTCTGTCTCTAACTCCTGTCATTGAAAGGATGCTTGAAAATATACCAACCAATTTCACGGACGGATCAATACCATTCGTTGAAGATGGTTTTCTGGATGAAGATAACGCAAACCTTGCATGGGATAATATTAATAATATCCTGAATGCGCTTGATATAATCATCCCAAACTTAACAGCTTCCAGGCTGATATCTTCAGATGCTGATAAAAAACTTGTCAGTGTTTCAAGCCTTGCCTCTTGGATTGCCGGGACATCTAAAGAAATAACCGTAACCGATAATCTTGACGGAACCATAACCCTTTCCAGACCGGACGCTGTAACAGACGAGAAATTAACAATCAACCAGGAATTAATACTTGATCCATCCAGCACAATTGACATAACCGCAGCCGGTGGAATAACAGTTACAAAACCCATTATGCACATTCAAGGCGATGGCGGGGCCGTAATTGTCACAGCAAACCCACAGATTGCAGCCGGAACCGCAGGGCAAATTTTAATTTTAGAAGGTAAGTCAGATGCCAATACCGTGGAGCTAAACAATGGCAATGGTTTAAATATCCATGGTAAAGCTGTTTTAGGTGATGATGATATAATTATACTGTATCAGGGTTCAAGTACCTGGGAAGAAATCACAAGAAATTTTGTAATGTCAGAAAAAGCCTGGGCTTTCAAATCCCCTTCAGGATCAACCGGAACTTTTTATTATGGTGGGTATTATGATTTTGGTGCAACTGATAATGACTTTAACCCGTCTATAAATTTTGGTACAGCCAATTCAAGTTATGCAGCCCACTTTTTTGCAGTCCAGGCAGCGGGTGCAGCCGGTGGAGTTGATACAGTAATAAGGATAACCGGAACATCCATTACAGATGCAGGAGTTAGGACAGCAGGAGACACACAGGATTTGACCATTGCAGATGATGGCGCAGCCGGGACGTATTACGAAACTTCAAAAAAATGGATAGGTCAGATTGCGATCGTGAAAGTTTCAGGACCGGATCTTCTCTGTAATTATGGTTTTTGCAAATATTGGGACAATAATAATAATGATTTTAAAATTCGTGGAGTTGAAGCTACCTGGTTGGGTGGTGCAAATGATGGAGCTGCAAATATAGGTATCCGGCATCATAAAACTACCGGGTGGACATATAACGCAGGGGCAGCGCCAACGCCTCCGGCTTATGTTTCAGATATGAACACAGATCATAACACGGAAATCAATATAGTTAATGGAGAGCAAGGGGACTGGAATCGGGACAATTTGAATATTGATGTTATGGGTTCAAATAGTGAAGGCACTATATTTGAAGTAACAACGTCAGCTAATAAGGCGTTTGACCTTGGGAATATTTTATTAAGGGTGAGGACTGCATGATTAAAGAAAAACAAATAGCAAAAAATACTGCATATGAAGAACTTACCCAAAAAGTATCTGCAATGCCTCAACCTGATTGCCCGATGAATCATATATTCCCTGATAAAACGTATATTCGCCAAAGACTTGCAAGGGCCGGGACATTGCTAATTGGGAAAAGGCACAGGCACGAAACAACAAGTATTTTATTATCAGGAAATCTATCTATTTATCTTGAGGATGGAGATTCAAACAAAGTTGAACATAAAACAGGACCGTGTATATGGATAACTCCGGCTGGATCAAGAAGAATAACATATTCTAAAACCGATACATTCCTTGCGACTGTCCATCCAAACGAAAATAACGAGACTGATTTAGATAAATTAGAAAATGAAGCCACAATATCAGAAGAAGATTTTTTAAGATTAAAAACAGGGGGTCCAATATGACTTTTTGGGTAGCAGGCGCAATCGTAGTGGGTGGAGTTGCAAGTAGTGTGATCCAAAGCAAGTCAGCCAGTAAAGCATCTGCAGCACAACAAGCCGGGGCAGATGCGGCCATAGTAGCAGAGCTTGAAATGTTTGAACAAAGCCGGGAAGATACGGCCCCATGGAGAGAAGCCGGGGAACGGTCTTTAAATTTGCTTGCTCCTAAAATTGAGGCCGGACCAGGGGAGTTCAAACCTGAAGAAGACCCAGGCTATAATTTTGGTTATCAGGAATTTGTGGAAAAGCCTTTGTTAAGACAAGGATCAGCACAAGGCAGGCTCGGGGGTGGCAGAACTTTAAAAGAACTTACACGATATGCCTCTGATTACGCTTCAACAAAATACGATAACTTCCTGAATAGGTGGTACCAATCATTAAATCCTCTTCAATCAATGGCCGGGGTAGGACAGACCACAGCAACCCAAAACAGTCAAAACGCCTTGGCAACAGGTCAGGCAATTGGTCAAAATATGATTGCAGGAGGAAACGCAAGGGCAACCGGGTATATCAATCAAGGAAATATATATGGGAACGCTATCGGGGGTATGGGCCAAAATGCTTTGGATATGTATTATATGAATAAATATAATAAGCCGGCTCAAACGACTCAACCTAATTACGGGAATGCCCTTAGTCCTCAGTATTCAATAAATTATGGGGGTAGGTAATGCCAAATCTATTAATACAACCGGCAAAAGTTCCGTCTGTCTCACAAGCTGCAAGAAATGCCCTTGCAATTAGAAATCAAGAATTTCAAGGACAAGTTGCCCAGGAACAATTGAAGGGAACTAAAACAAGAAATATGCTTGCTGAAAAACAGCTTGGAAGTTATGACGAGGACCGGGAAACTGTTAAAAAACAACGTCATCACCAATTAGAAGCGTCAGCCATAACAGCCGCTTTAAAAGGCACAACCCAGGAACAGCAAAGGGCTTTCTATGAATCAGCCGGTGGCACAAATCCTGATTTGAAATTTAATATTGCAGCCGGTGACGTTGAGCTTGATTATGGGGTTCATACTATAAAGGGTCCGGGCGCAATTGTTTCTGAAATGTTTGATGTTATTTCAAAAGATCCTCAATGGGCGGAAAATCCAAAAACGTGGCAATGGTTTACCAAAAATGGCGGGTCTATGACAAAGAGAGATCCGAAAGGAACTATCGAAACATGGGGGCAGCCAAAAGAAGGCTTAAACGAACAAGGAGAACCAATTTCTTATGTGACCAATAAAGATGGCCAGGTAAAGGTTTTGTCAGGAGTCACTCCGGCAGCCAAAAAGGGTATGAAAATATATGATCGTGAAGGGAACCTACTTGTTGATATGGGTGGAAGTGGTGATATTCAGAAAAAAACAATTGGGGATCTTGAAAAAAAAGTTATTAATACTAATGAAGGTTTGGTGAGAATCAGTAATATTGTTAAAAGCTTTAAACCTGAATATCAGGAAATTCCTACCCGGTTAGGAGTTGCATGGACAGATATAAAAGAAAAAATGGGAGTAGATATCTCAGGAGAAGATCAACAGAGATTAGAGGAATTCAGTGTTTACAAGCAAGATTCTCTCGAAAATATCAATCTCTATATAAAGGAAATCACCGGCGTTCAAATGAGCGAAAAAGAGGCTAAGAGATTAAAGAAAGCACAACCAAATCCAGGAGAGGGTATTTTTGATGGAGACAGCCCCTCAGAGTTTAAGGCTAAACTTGTAAATCAATATAAAAAGTTAAGGGCTGTGTCTGCAAGGTACAACTATTATCTAACTACTGGAATTGACGAGGCAACATTAAACAAAATGGTTAGCAATGGCGCAGTCGTGTCTCTTGATAAAATGAATGAACTTATCAATCAGCGAGGAAAAGAACTTGAAGAAGAGGTCAAAACCCAAAATCCGGGTATGGACACTCAGTCAATAATGGAACAGATAAAGAGTCGTTTAGCTGAAGAATTTGGGAGTCAATAATGGTTGATTATGCAAATATGTTTTTAACGGAAGGGCTTGAAGATAAAAAACCCGATGTTAAAAGCAAAAACATAGAAATTAATTACGCAGATAGTTTTCTTTTAGGTGATCTTGGGTCAGAAGATAAATTTATTGGAAACAAACCCCTTGACAGTGTATTAACTCCTAAGTTTGGAAAACAAACCGATTCAGCGGGATTTTTTACAAATTTAAAAGCTGGTCTTGCCGATGATCCACAAACCCAATTAAAAGTGTATGCTGCTACACGATTCCCAGACATGCCTGAACAGGAAAGGTTAAGGCGGTATGGTATACACGGTGGGGAAATAGTTTACTCCGGTGATGATGGCAAGCTTTACCAAGAGACAGAAGATACATGGTACGAAAATATAAAAAGGTTTGTTGCCAAAACAGGCGCACACGCTCCCTCTATTATATTATCAATTATTGGGTCAACAGCAGGGCCAGGGACTGCAGCTCTTGGTGCAGCAGGTGGGGAGGGTATAAGAAAATCCATTGCAAATATTGCTTTAGACGAACCACAGACAACCTCTGGTAATATAATAGATATGACAAAAGAAGGAGCAATTGCCGGTGGTGGTGATGTTGCGGGCCGGGCCGGTGCCATGTTTGTAAATAAAGTTGGAGCTGTAAGAGGCGGTAAGCTGGCAGCAGCAGCAGGGAGAAATAGAAACCTTATCAACGTAAAAGAAACTAAAAAGCTCGAAAATCTTGGTAAAGAGTTTGGGATTGACCTTTACCCTCCACAAACAACAGGAAGCAAACTTCTATCTGATAAATTCAACTTACTGGGGGATCTGGAATCATCCTCTAAAATCATACAAAAAGCAAGAACCAAACAAATTGAACAGATTGATACAGCAGTTTATAAATTTTTTAAAGGGCTTTCTCCAACAAAGGAGGGCAATCTTGCTATTGGTGAACAGCTTACAAAGGCTGCAAAAAAGGCAGTTGAAGCCCCTGTCCTTGTCAGAAGGGCCAAAGCTTCACCCATTTATAAAAAAGCTTTTAAAGATAGCAAAATGGTAGATGTTAAGCCTGTAGTAGCGTTAATAGAAGAACAACTCAAAACAGCAAAGGGAGGAGTCAGGCAGCATTTATTAAAAGCTAAAAAATCAATCATGGCACCAGACTTACCCAAAACCAAAACGATTTTAAACGCCGAAGGAAAACCAATCAAGAAATCTTTATTTGATACCACGTTAAAGGGCCTACACGATTCCAAGATTGAAATAGATAGGTTGATAGGGCAGGCAAGTAAAGACTCCCAGGGTAATATTGTAAAGAAAAACTATAAAAATATAAAAAACCTATTATTAAAACAAATGGATGCAGCAAGCCCGGATTATAAGAGAGCAAGGGCGATATTTAGTGAGTTTTCAGAAGAGGTGACAAAACAGGGCAAGAAAACTGTTTTGTACGATATTTCAAAGCTTGAAGGCGACAAGGTTGTAATGGCATCTAAAAAGCTTTTATCATCACCTGAAGTCAAAAAAGACCCAATGATAGTATCAAAAATCAAACGTCTTATTATAAAACAAGATAAAGACGTTTGGGATAAGGCTGTTTCTTCACACTTGCAAGATATATTCGAATCAACAAAACTCTCAGCAACCGGGGATACTACAAATATTGGAGGTCATTTCTATAAAAAAGTGTGGGGTGATCTTGGGCAAAGAAGGGTTTTAAAATCTGCAATGGGGCCGAAGAAATTTAAGAATCTTGAAAATTTTATGGCAGTTCTTCAGAGGTCAGGAATGATTTTAGGCAAACAATCAGCCACGGCAACCAGACAGGCAATGATGGAAGAGATGGGTGGGAAGGGATTAAGGAAAGGTGTAAGAGCTATTACACAACCTTTATATACTAAAAAAAGGTTATTCGGTGATATGCTCCTGGAGTCTGTTTTGCATAAAAATTCAAAATTGCTTGCTGAAGCAATGACTTCTAAATCAGCAGCAGACCAACTAAACAAAATGTTTCAATTGGGTCCAGGATCAGAGAAAGCTTTTCCTGCAATGACTAACTTTTTATCAATGGTGGCTTTTGGTGCTTTTAGTCGCGATAGTGCGAAAACCAGAATGAAAGACATTTTACCAGATGCAATATCAGGGCCATGAACAAACCAACCAAAGCGCCCAAGATTGCTATAACAGGGGGAATAGTGATTTTGTCAAATAAAGAAATAGAGGAGTCAAGAACCAATCTTAAAGAGATTGCAAAACATGAAAAAGCTCCCATCCAAACCATATGATAATATTTTTTAGGGATTGTACGCATTTTATAATTATAGGCAAAAATAAATTAAAAGCAAGGCATTACCTCTAAAAAAATTGCAAAATCAATAGGGTTAAAGTCTGACAATGTTTATACCAGAATGTTAATGAAGGCCAAAAACGATACAGAAAGAATTATGGTTCTAATAGAATTTTCAAATGATAAAGGTGAATAAATGAAAAAACTTATCTTAACAGCATTATTTTTTATTTTAACGGTGACTTTTTCTTTTGCTGGAAATCCTTCCGTCTACCCGTTATTCCAGGCCATTGATTCAGACGGAGATCCGGTATCCGGCGGTCTTGTATATACTTATGGACCAGGCACAACAACTTTAAAAACAGCCTATACGGATGAGGATTTTACGGTTGCCGCTTCAAACCCAATCGTTCTTGATTCTAAAGGGCAGGCAGAGTTTTATTTAAAGGGAGTCTATAAGATAAACGTAACGACTTCGGCAGGTGTTCAGGTTGACGGCTTTCCGGTTGATAATATCCGAGGCCCGGAGGAAGGTTCGGCGCAGGACAATTATTATCCTGATTATTCAGCAGCCGACCAGGGAGTAACAGGCGATTCAAACACCCTGAAATACTACATTGACCTGATCGACTCAGACCAGGCAACGATTGTCTTAAGGCACAATTCCGGCAGCGCAACAACCACTTACACGCTGACAACAAGTGAAACAATCCCGGCTAATATCACGCTGGTGATTGAACGGGGTGCAAGGTTTAGCGGTGCTGGAAAATTAACAATGGTTAATGATCCTGAAGCTGGGCCTTATCAAATTGCAACAAGCACCTTTGATTTTGATGGATTGCAGGTTGTTTACTCCGAATGGTTTGGTGCTGTCACGGGTTCAGTTTCAGGGGCAGTAAGAATTGCGAATTCAGCAGCTATTAATTCAGCTTTAAGCAGTTTGTCTTCAAATGGTGGGATTGTCCAGTTTCTGGCAGGTGATTATGAACTTGACGGAAGAATCACAATCCAGAAACGTGGGACCGAAATCAAAGGTATTAACTCAGAAACAACCTTCTTTAAACAATACGCCAATGACCATTGTATTTACGCCCTTGATACAACGGTATCAAACGGAATAAAGATAAACAATATTGCTTTGACTGACAGCCTTGGAATAGCGACCAGAACAGTCGGGCATGGAATTTTTTTGGATGGGAGCAACACAGATATAAGATTTGATATTGAAGCGGTTGAAATATCGGGTTTTGTAGACGGGATTCACGTTGACGGTGGTATTTACTCAAAGATCGGGAAAAGGACCAGATTAAGAAGCCCACAAAGAGATTGTCTTTCTTTGCAAGACACAGTCGGTGGATCACAAAATATCGGAGTTGAAGGTGTTGGGTCTATAGCGGCCGGTAGGTATGGGTTTAATATTGATAGTGGTGTATGGATAAAAATATATAAGAGTTTCGCCGACTCTTCCACAGATGACGGTTTCCATATAACAAATACCGCAAACCTTGAACTTAACACAATTTCATCAGAAAACAGTGGGGGGGATGCTTACGATTTTGACACGGTGAGCAGCTTCACAATGATATCATGCAGTGGTACAGGGACAGGGACAGTCAATGGTTTAAAAATGGTGGACTGTATTAAAGGTACACTTATAAGCCTTGTTACACAAAATACTTCCGGGTGGGGTATTTTGTCTACAAACGCAACGGCAATAACATTAATAAACCCCAGCATTTCAAGCTTCACATTAGGTTATATAAGTGATGATAAGGGTGAAATAAATGAAACCGGTGGGGGTTTTAGTCCTGATGGTGATACAAACACTACAGAAGGCCTTTTACGGATAAGGTTTCAGTTTTCAGACCTGGCAACAGCAGGGACCTGGAATTCGGGTGTGTGGTTACCTGCCAAAGCACTGGTTAAAAAAGTCTGGATTTGGGTTGATGATACCTTCGTTGATGATAATACAGATGCCACAACAATTGCAATTCAAACAGCAGCAGCAGGTGATATTGTGGCACCGATTGCTATCAGCGATGGTACAAATCCCTGGGATGCAGGCGGGCATAACGGAATACCGGACGGTGATGCCACCACATTTATAGACATAGCAACCAAACAGCAGTTATCGGTTGTGCTTGCAGGGGGCGATACACTCACGGGTGGTAGTATGACGATAGGAATTAAATGGGCAACTCGTTTTTAAGGAGATAGTATGAAAAAAATTCTTTTAGTTTTAATTTTGGTTTTTTCGATAACATCTTTAACTTTTGCTGATGGGATTACTATTCAAACCAGGGGTGCAAAGAAAGGCGTAAATGATGACATCACCTCAATGACCGGACTTGATGACAATGGAATCCCAGGAGGAAAAGTCACAGCGGCAACGGATGCAGCAGAGGGTGTTTCAGAGCTTGCCACGGATGCCGAAACAGTGACCGGGACCGCAACGGATAAAGTGACGACACCGGCAAATATTACAGCTAAAATGGCCGAACCTGGTGAAATCGGTGGTACAACCCCGGCAGCGGGTAATTTTACAACCATAGATATCCAAGGGGGACAGGCTAAATTTCCTGCAACATCTGTACCTTCAGCGGACCCGAACACCTTAGATGACTATGAAGAAGGCTCGTACACAGTAACTGTTACTGGGTCAACTTCAGGATACTACAATCTTAATGGATCAAGAGAAACTTTGGCTTATCGGAAATTTGGTAACCTAGTTTTTGTGCAGGGAGAAGTGGCTATACTTAATGCCGATGGCTCACCCCTGGGGAATCTTCAATTTTCCCTGCCTTTTGCAGTTGCGAGTTTATCTGAATTTTCAGAAAACGCAATCGGAAGCGCAATACTTTGGGGGCATGGTGGGACAATCACCAACGGGGTTTACCCTAAAGCGGCAAGCGGAGAGAGTTTTTTTCATTTGGTAAACGTGGACGATTCCGGAGCATTTGATTTGATAGATAACACACATGTAGATACTTTATGGGATTTTGCTGTTGGGTTTTGGTATATTACGAGTGAATAACGGAGTCAAAAGGCAAGGAATATGGAAACAATAACAAAATTTGTAAGCGGGTTTATCGGTGGCGGTGCTGTATCAAGTCTATTGCTTTTTGTTTTCAAAGGCCAGAATAAAAAGATTGCTGATATTGAAGATAAAAAAACAGATAAGGCGCTTTGTAAAACCATTCACCATGGGATTGAAAAGAGGGATTCCGAAATACAAGACACGCTTAAGGAAATAAAATTACAGGTCACAGGACAAACAATTTTAACTGCAAGAATCGTTGAGCATCTTGGAATTAAGCAATGAAACCAGGTGAAATAATAATAAAAGACACAAAAGTTCTGACTGGATTAATGGAACGGAGATATGATCCTATTCTTATCCTGATTATATGTGAAGTTGCCAAAGAGTTTGGTTTCAGGATGTCTGAATCATGGCGTGAAAAATTACACATAAATGATTTACACGGAACCCTTCCAGTAAGAGCAATTGATTTATCAGAATGGGTTTATGAGG